AAAAGCACAGGTGACTTCATTGGTTCTCTGTTTAGCTGTTGCTTAACCTGTGTAATATGATTAGAATAGATATGCGTATCACCGGTAGAGATAATCAATTCACCTACTCCTAAATCACATACCTGAGCAATCAAGTGAGTAAGTAGAGCATAGGATGCGATGTTGAATGGTAGACCCAAGAAAACATCAACACTGCGCTGATACATATGACAGCTTAACTTGCCCTTACTTACGTAAAATTGACTCAGCACATGACACGGAGGCAAAGCCATCTGATCAAGTTCTGCTACGTTCCATGCAGTTAGGATGTGTCTACGTCCATTTGGATCATTCTTGATTCCGTCAATTAGATTTGCAATCTGATCAACTTCCGTTTGATCAACCGCTATTCTGTTTCCGCCGAGGTGTGCTGGCCCGAAGTTTTTCCGTTCAACGTGTTTGTTCCAGCGTCTCCACTGAACACCATATACTCTTCCCAAATCCCCTTCGTGTCTCGCTTTCGGAGTCCAATAAGCTGCTTGAGCATTTCCTGTCCAGATTGTGCTATTTGCATCATCTCTGGATCCGTGTAAAATTTCTGCAAGTCTTCTCTCATCATTGCTCCCTTCTAAAAACCAAAGTAGTTCACTAACGACTGATTTCCAAGCTAGCTTCTTGGTTGTAATAGCCGGAAAACCCTCTGTCAAATCAAATCTCAGTTGGCGACCAAACACACTGATGGTTCCTACACCAGTTCGGTCATCCTTCTCTTCACCGTTGAATAAAATGTCTTGTAATAAATCGTGGTATTGCTTCATTTTCTTTTGCAAATCTCGTACAGATGATCCGAAAAAACCTCACTGTAAGTTCGGACAAAATTACGCTCTACATATAGCAAATCTATATAGGTATCACAAGTGTAATGGTCATACACCTTAGTCAGGTGTACTTCGTCTATATATTCCCAGCAGCTTTCAATTAATCTAGCACCCCCTATTAACCAAAACGTAACATCGTCTGGTCGATTAAAACTCAAGTCCGGCGCACGGATTACATTGTGATGTTCCGCTTCTAGAGGGCTAGAAGATACGACAATGTTGATTCTGTTGGGTAATGGTTTATATGGTAAGCTATCCCAAGTATTACGCCCCATTATAACTGTTTGATTATCAGTAAGTCGTTTGAATCTTGGCAAATCGCCCTGGATTTTAGTCCAGGGCAATCTGTTTTGATAGCCTATTCCCCCGTCAGGGTCACAAGCTAAAATAAGTTTCATAGTCCTCTCAATAATTGATCCGTTTCCGGTTGTACTGTTTCCGCTATAGATTGCACATTGAGAATAAACTCAATGTTTGTTACCTCATCATCTAGTTCAGTAAGTACTTTACTTACTACATCTTCTATTTGATCAGGATCAAGTCCGTCTTTTAGTAGACGTTCAATATTGATAGTGCGTTGTCGTTTCCGTTCGAGTTTAAGAATTAATTTCTTGATGAATTCAATTGGAATCTTTTGCTTATCAACACCTTCCAGTAAACGTTCCCATTTACTCATAAACTCAGGTGACATTCACGTTTTACCTTAAGCTGCTGATACTGGAGTTTTCTTAGGACGTCCTCTGGTCTTTACGGGAGTTGAGTCAATCTTCGGCGCAGCAGAAGCTGGGTCAAGTCCACGTGCTTGATCGATCAAACGCTGTGCTTCTACTAGAAGACCGTTTGCTTCGCGGCTCATACGTTCAGCTTGCTGACGTAGATTAGCAGCAAGGGCAGTGTCGCCCAATGCATCGCCTGACGCTGCTTGAATTGGTGTAGTATCTAATTCAGGAACCAGGTCCCCGCGCATACGTCTTGCAACAGCAGCAGGATCTTGAATTCCCATCTGACTGTCCATGTCAGCCAACTTCTTGACTGCTTCTTCGCCCATCTTCATTTCATCAAGAATCTTGTTGAGTTCATTCAACTTGATTCTAGTGTTTGGGGCAGGGGTCATGACTACAAGTTCAGTCTGAACCTTCTTTAGCATTCCTTCAGCGTGTAGCTTCTGAAGAATAATTTGTCCGTCTGTCGTAAAAGTACGATTGAGGGCTTCGGCTAAGTTTTCACTGTTCTGACCGATATCACTTTCAATACATTTTACGAGTGGATCGTGAATATTACGATTTAGAGTTTCAGTGTAAACAACCAAGGCCATGTGCGGTTCGCCAGGGACTTCGCGGAACACTACCGCTACTTTGCGGTCTCCTTGCTTACCTACGTGTCTTAAAAAAGCCATTGTGTTTTCTCCTTAAGGTTTTTATAGCACAAGTATTTAACAGGAGAAAACGATGTCTAAATTTTTATCCCCACGCTAATTCGTAGAAAACGGCTTCTTTTGGGTCTTCAAATGTAGGGTAAATACCACTACCTTCTAAGAATGTAGCTCCACTTTTACTGTATTTGGAAAATCGACCATGCAGCCTTTCTAGGATCCACGCTTTTGCTTCGGGAGTAAGCGGTGTAGAAGTCTTAGTGAAGTGTTTTGGATTGACTGAGAGTTCCCGCTCAGTAAACCAAGTTTCTAGATTAATATTTTCAATCGTCTTTGTCATCACAAACCAATATGTAAAGTTCTTCCAGTTTGAGTAGCTGGTCGTTGATTGTAGGGTTTGTTTCTGCTAGTTCGCAGATTTTTAACAGATGCTCTCGTCGCTGCATTAGGCGACGAGTTTTCTCTATACTTTTGTCTATCCTAATCAAGGTACGGGTAGACGATCCATGCTCTCTTGCATAGACCGTCTTTCCCCCGTCAGGTGACTCGTAAATCACTTACCCTTGCGATGATCGTCGTAGAGTGCAAACGTACCGAAGGGCGGGTTCGGATTAGGATCACCGTGAATGATCCAAGTCGTGTCGCAGTATTCAGCATCGCCCCACGAACCGAAAGGATAACCGTCAGTGAAGACGATCAGCCGATTGGGTACACGACCAGCTTCTTTGAGGTCATCAAAGATGCAATCAAAGTCGGTACCACCGCCACCATTCAGTTCGTATTCTTCAATACGATCCATGTTTTCAGAAGAAAACTCCTGAGTGTTGTAGCAACGAGTATCGAAGCAAGTCACACGGAGATTGTAACCATCAAACGCATCCATCATGCCAGCGACTTCGCTAAGGAACTGCATACCCTGCTTGTTGCTGATTGAACCCGACATGTCGATATAGATATCAACATCGATTTCTTCACCGGGGGTCATGCCAGGCATGACAGCATCCATGTGCCAACCGCGACGAGAAGGACGCATCCAAGAGTAATCGGACTTGATAGCAGAGGTCAGATTAGTCTGAATGAGTTCACGCCAGGGCATGATAGGATCAGTCATCTGCTTGATCATGCGCTGAACCCCTGCGGGCACAGAACCAGCATCAGCTTGCTGTGCAGCATTGATGATGGACTGCTTCACTTCCTGACGGATTTGTTCTTTTTCAGCTTCTGACAGTTTCGGACGACCCTTACCCTTCTTGTCGCCGCCTTCGCCTTCGCCCTCATCGTCGCCCTCACCATCAATGTGATCATCAAGCATCTTGTCGAGGAGATCCTCAATGTTGATATACTGCACATTCTTCATGAGGTCTTCGTAGATTTCCTCAGCAGGCTTGCCGTCATACTTTGCTTCATACAACGCAGGCACAGTAGTGATGAATTCACCGATCTTGTGACGCTTCAAGTCAGCGTTCACGGCATAGTCATCGGCGATGTTCCAGATTTCAGGATCACGATGATCGCGGCGACCCATATGATCATAGACAACGTGAAGGACCTCGTGACCGACAAGGAAGTCAACTTCTTTCGGACGAAGCATCATGATGAAGCGAGAGTTGTAGTAGAAGTTAAGACCGTCAGTTGCAGCAGTCGTGCACCACTCGTCAGCATTGATCAGCTTAAGACGAGTAGCGAGGTTGCCAAAGAACGAGTGCTTGAGCAACAGACTGATACGAGAAGTGATGATGCGCTCACGAGCATCATTGTCTACCTTAGGATCGGTAGGACCGATGAGGTTCTCAAACTTCTTACTGCGAGAACGCTTTTTCTTAGCGGGGGAAATTACATCGCTCATTGAGATAGCCTTTCGTTTGATCATGTTACTAATATAGTATAAGACAGGACCAAAGTCAAGCCTTAATGTCGAGTATTTTTTGGGGAGATATCTTCCTCAAGCCATTCAATCACATCATCGGGAAGGTCATCAAGGTCCAACTCACTCACAGGGACAGCGTTCTCTAGTAACTCGCCACTGTCTATCATGCGATTGATTTCCGCAAGTAGTTCGTTCATTTCTTCTTGGGTCCCGTCAAAGTCGTCAAAACAACCCGGAGCAAAGACGATCTTCATTTTATTTTCAGTCATTTATTCCTACTTAAATTGAGGGCCGGTCTCGGTTTTCTTCCATTGACTTTTTCATCGCCTTATCTTCTTCGGCCTTTTCATAGGGAGTAAGGACACGATTTTCATAGGTTTCCATTTCTGCTAATTCTGATGCAGAAATACGGGTGAGGATATCAGCACGGGCAGCAAGCATCCGATTAAGTTCGGACTGATACGGTTGGCCCATATTGACGCTAACAGTCAATCCATTGATACGTAGCTGACAATCACGGAGACGCTTCTGTTCTACGCTGTAGGTAAAGAATTTCTTAGTAGACACTGTGCGGTCCTTTCAAAGAGACAGGTAATAAAAGGGGAGGGGCTGTCTCTAACCCCTCCCCATGGAGCCCAGGCTTTAGTCGCCTGCCGCCACAATGTACTTACCGTACTTCTTGTGGAAGTCATCAAACGTCTTAAGCTGAGAAGGCTCAATCGGCAGCTTATACGTCTTAAGAGCAATCTTCGAACCCATAACGATCAGTTCAGTTTCGAAGTTCTTCATCATGTATTCGAAGAAGTTGTCGCACATTTCGTGGAACTTCTTCATATCGACACGCTTGTTGTCAAGCACGTCCTTCAGTTCGTAGCACATAGAAATCGTCAGCGAATACATCGCAGAGATTTCCTTGACGTTGAGGTCCTTTACCTTGCCCTCAAGAATAGAGAGAGGCTCGGGCATACGACCAGCAACCTTACGGTGTGCCATGAACTTCGTAGCGAGACCGTCACCAACTGCACCTGCTACGAGATTGAACAGAGTGTCGTTGTCGATGTTTTCTTCATCGTCAAGCAGATCGCTCACGAACACCCACGAACGCGGGGTAGCGAATGCACGAGACGAACCCTTCGCATCGAAGTCATAACCGTCCTGCTTAGAGAACGAGAGATAACCAACAACGTCACGATGAACGCCCTTGTTCACAGCCCAGACCTGCCAAGCGTTGAAGTCGTAGCGCATTTCAATGTGAATGAAGCGATTAGCAAGCGGCATCGGCATGCGATACGTGACACCCTTGTCACTGTCGCGGTTACCAGCAGCAACGATAACAACGTTATCAGGAAGCTTATACTTACCAACACGACGATTGAGGATCAACTGATAACCAGCAGCCTGAACTGCGGGCGGGGCCGAGTTCATTTCGTCAAGAAAGAGAACGACGATCGGGTACTGTGCAGCGAGTTCTTCGCTGGGAAGATCGACAGGCTCAGCCCAGTCCATCTTGTTGTTTTCCTTATTGAAGTAAGGAATACCACGAATATCAGTAGGTTCCATCTGCGCCATACGCAGATCGATCATGTAACCACCGAGTTCTTCGGTGATTTCTTCAACAACTTCAGACTTACCGATGCCCGGAGGGCCCCACAAGAAAACAGGACGCTTCGCCTTAAATGCAGTGAGAAGCGCCTTACGAGCCTGAGTCGAAGTGACAGTCAGGGTATCAGAAACATGAGACATTTTTTAAGCTCCAAAATTAAATGCTAGAGAAAGAATTCGCTGCTCAATCTCTATGTTCTCAATATAGCTAAGAAGCATACCAAAGTCAACCACTTTTTTGCCTTTTTAGCAATTTAGCTCATAAGTCGGTGCATTAGCATGAGTTGTTGCAAATGTGCAACAGCTTTTTCCAGCTTGCCTGCTTGGATTTCGTACTTTTCAGTCCTGCGGGACCGACGGGCTTCAACTTCTACAGAACTGAGGTCTGACACCATTTTGCCCAAATTATCGCAATATTTCCGAAGATCGGGATTGTAGGGCATGCGGCCCAATTGGATACGGAGAGACGAGATGAGTTCTCGGGCTTCAATAGCGTTGCTAAACAGTTTCTCAGTCATACCCATAATCTACAAGAATTTTGGGCATAAGTCAACCTGTTTATACCTTAAAGCTGATGCTTTCCCCGCAACCACAACTGCTAGCCGCTAAGGGTGATTTAATTTCAATCACGCTTCCTATAAGGTCTACTTTTTTATCTACAGTGCTTCCAAGCAGGTACAATTCAGAAGTTTTGTCTAACCAAAAAGTCCAATCATCGTAGACTTTGCAGTAGTCATCTGTAAATGCCTCATCAGTGGAATTAACCAAATCCCATTTATAACTGAATCCAGCACATCCGCCACCTGCAAGAGATAGTCGAACACCGAGTGAACCTGTCTTGCTGCAAATCTGCTGAAAATGTTCTTTAGCAATGTCGGTGAAGTAGATTACGTCTTTCATTTTATCTTTCCATCTGGTCTAGCTTGCGGGGGAATACCTGCTCGTGATGTCTTGAAGCCGAATGCCTTAGCGTTCTTCTTGATTGCGTCTGGCTTTACATCTACAGTGAGGGCAGTCTTGAAGCGAGGATCGTTGGCTTCTTTCTTGCTTGGAATGTAACCTGAGGCTTCGTTAACAGTTTCGATATCTTCGTCAGGGACAATCTGTGCAGGGATAGTCTTTTTCTTTAATAGCTTGTATGCATAGAAACGATGATGCCCGTCTAATACTTGATAACCGTTCTTCCATTTGCGAACTAGAATAGGAGGAACTTCCTCACCCTTCATGAGCGATGATAATATCTTTTTGACATTAACCTTTGCATCTTCTCTGTTCATCTTTGAGTCCGGCTCGTACCCGACTAGCTGATTGATAGGGATATCGTCAACAGGAAGATTTTTCAAGTTGGTATCATCTACATCAGCACCAAAATAGTTTGGATCAGTATAAAGTTTGATTGGGGCTTCATCTATATTGCTTCTAGCTTTCCAGAACTCTTGACCATCAGGTCTAACATCGTCGGAAGGATGTAATTCATAGCCGAACTTACGTTCAATAGCACTATAAATTTTACTAGCGATTCCCATACGGCGATACTTATGATGGACAACAATCTCTTGTACAGAGGCTCCACGTTCATCATCGTGAACTGAATCTTTTTCTACTTCGCCGTAAGCAATAACTTTCCCATCATAAACAACTCTAAACGAATGTCTAGGTTTTCTGGGGCCTGGCAAAGTTTTGAATTGAACAGTACTTGCTTTTGCAATATCATTTTCAGCTTCGTCAATGTATGGCAAGCGAACATTCTTGTAGCGTTCAGCATCGTAAGGCTTAATCTCCTTAGATGCTTTAGGCTTAGGACCTCTCCAACCACGTTCCCATGCTGCTGCACCTTTTCGTGTTGCTAGATTAACATCTTCGCCGCGATACTTTGCTGCTCTAACAAAATGATCGATCACCTGCTGCTTGCTAGTATATGCTTCGTTAAGTTCTTCACCTTCGGCAAACTTGCTGAACTTACTCTTAAACTTTTCCCACTCACTTTTTAATAGATAGGCTGCTTGTTGTTTTTGATATGCAGCCGCAGCCATCTTTGCCTTGAGCGGATCAACTGGCTCACGCTTCGGATAGTTAGTCGCCAAAGTACTCTGTGACACGCTTACTTCTTCCGGGGCGATATTAAATTGCTTCATCAGCTTGCTAATGATTGCCCTACTAGTAGCCATTTCATTTTCAGTTCTACCTGACATGTTCATCAGCTTGTTGATCTTGATGATTGCATCTTCACGAGAGGATGCTTCTTCAATACTCAATTCCTCACCATGTAGCTTATCACGCAAGTCATAAAGCGCATCAATACCACCCTGACTACGTACTGCCTTGTACGCTAGATTTTCAGGAGAGAACTCGCCTCCCGTTGAAAGACCTGCTTTGCGATAACGCTTGACCATATCGATCATCTTTTTAACTCGGTCTATATCAGCAGTCTTTATAGCTAATTCAACGAGTTTAGCTAGATTTTCATATTTGGCTTTGGTCGCAGCCTGATCGAAGTTAGCACGTTGTTTTTTAGGAATCTTTATCCACTTGTCGTTAAGGACGCTATATTCACCTAATGATTGCACCGGCTCGTTTGTGTCTTGTACGTAAACTTCTACAGGAACATTGCGGATAGTAATGCTGTGCTGATCATTGTATAGGGTTTTCTTTGCAGTGAACAATTCACGATAGATTTCGTTGTTCTGCAATTTTTCCATATCAACCAAGATATGTAAGTCTAAGTCACTATGGTCTGTGTATGAATATGCTGCGTTAGATCCAGAGACTGTGATGTCCTTAACATCAAGGTCACTGATTCCTAAAGTAGTGATAAAATCTTCGGCTATCAGCATCAACTGCTTTCTGACCTTTGGATCAAGGTGTGTACCTATCCAAAGGTTAGGGTTAAGCTTGTCGTGAAACTTAACTGCGTCTTCTAGCTTGAAGGCTTCTAGTTCATTAATGTCCATATTGTATTTATCGAACTACTACTGCCCGTGGTACTAAATATTTGAATGATTCTTAGCGAAAATGACAAGTGGTTAGTGCTTTCTCCTGGAAGAACCGGAAGCAAGATTATAGTAGATTGCTTGTACAGTTCTTATCGTGCAGTAGACTTGCGGGTAAATCATATCATGCCCCAACAAGAAATAACAGAGATTCCTGCACTAACCATTTGCCATTCGCATTCGATCAGTAGCTTATCCCTAATTGAACAGGATGTCAGAGTAGTGTTAAGTACAAGGGATATGGTAGAGTCTGCTCTTAGTTGGTGTATCTATCCTAAAATAGGTAGATTTCATCTATACCCTACCCGACATCAAACTAGAATCGATGAGTTGCGAGAAAGAATTCCGTCTTTCCATCTTCTTAAAGAAGACCTGTTTTGGAAGTACAGGAATGTTAAGGCATTTTACGATAGCATAGCTACTACGTCAATGCACTTAACATCAATCATAGATTATGAAGATATAAAGAATGATCCGTCTGCGGTATATGATATACTGGATGTTTCTAAACCAACTACCTATAAACAAATGGCCATAAAGAACCCGGGAACACACGAACAGTGGATCACTAACTGGGATGAGATAGCAGAGTTTATAGCTAAACTAGAACGAGACCCTTTAAAGATTCTCAAACGTTAAATGCACTCGGTCTTCATGTCCTGCATTAGCAAAAGTGTGAGAAATACCGTTATTAACCACATAAGGTGACCCATCTGCCGGCATATGAAAATTTCTGTTTTCATAAATGAACCTTGCACCAACGTGCGTGATTAACGGAATGTGTACACAAGTTTTGCCTTGATCAACGTGCCAGTTATAACAAGTGTTGGGGTATATAACTCTATATTGAACTGAATTGAATTTTTCTAGCGCAAAGATTTCTTGTATGACGCTATTAGTATATGGTAATTCGGATAGTATTGGGTGAACCACATCTCTAAGAATTGGATGAAACTTACGCTGAACTATCGTGTTGCAATATTTTACATTATACCAGTGCCGATTTTCAGTATCGGTTAGTAAGTCTTCAATAGACTTGTATTCTTCGATTAGTTTTGCTAAGTCAAACTTGAGGTTTGGCAACCTATCGATGTACATTGTTATCGGAAGCGTCATCAGTTATTACTTATCTAACTCTATTTCTTCGTTAGCCAAACGTTTTGCTAGATTTTTTTGAATCTTCACGTTTGCTGGTTGCCCTGTGCCCATGTCTGCATGAGTGAACACTCCATGCAACTTAATTGTTGTAGGATTGCGTCCTGATAACTCATAGATGATACTAATGTCAGGGGTGAGGTGCGCCTTCAATGCTTTAGGAAGATATTGCTTGAAAATTCCATTACCAATGAAGGGCTTATCGTTTGACCCAAACGGGGTCATTGGATTTTTGCTCTTTAATTCTCTGAAGTCTTTGATTTTCTGTACAATTTGCGGAGAATCTTTCACAGCCGAAATGAGCGACTGCTCCCAATAGGGACCTACTTCAAAGACTACAGAGTTTGGTATTCCAGGAGGAATTGTTGGTCTAGCCATACTGACCTACAAGAGCATCAATATAGTCATCGAATTCGTCGCCGGTCATCGGCTTGCTCCAAGACCCGCTTGATGCAGCCTTGATGATATTAACCATATCAGAACTGGCGATTTCGGTATCGTTTTCGGCATCAACTGCTTCAAACAGAGCCTTATCGCTCGACAAAAGAACTTCGGTGATTTTCATAATGATATTTATCTCTTGTTGACTGCATTAGTTATAGCAGAACCGTTGCCCGTTGTCAAGTGAAAAATAAGGTTAGCGAATGATAGCCCATTTGGAATCAAACGGCTTACCCTTTTTCTTACGTTTAAGAATCTTAGCAAATTGTAATTTGTAGAGTTCTGCTTCACGCTCTCGGTCGTGGTTTACGCAGGCGCTATATAACTCAGCTATTAATTTTGATTCTTTCACGAAAATGTACTCCTATGACGAAAAGTATTTATCATAGAGGTTAACGTTAGTATTCTCCAATACGAGCATGTCTACCGCCCCTATACAGCTTCAAGATAACAGGTTTGCCAAATGCTGAGTGAGTTAAACTATTAGTTGTATAAGACATGAAGTCAGAAAATCCATCGCCGTCTATATCTTTGTAGATAAATGATTCGTCTCTATAATCAGGGTTATTAAGAATCGGCAAATTGCTAGGATTTAATCTTGAGAATGATCCTGAGCCAGAATTAATATATACATTAGGAGATTTTTCTTTCCTAAAATCACTTACAACAATATCAGAGTTTCCATCTCCGTTTACATCTTCACAGTACATTCGGAATGGGCTGATATTTTTTTCTTCGTTGTTGATTCTCAAGTCAATCTGTTTCAATTTACCGTTTAAATTTTGAAACGCTACAAGAGTCGTTTGAGGCGGCAAAACAGTTTTAGGATCGGTCTCATCTATCACAGTACCTTCCACATACCTGCCGTTGATCGGCATCCCTTGAAAGGCAAAAATAGCGATCTGATCTTGATCAGCTTTGTTGAGCTTCATGCTACATGAAACTTCAAGAGTTACATTGACGTAATCCATGTTATTCATAGTAACTAATGCTACTATGCTCCGTTCCTTTGCCCATGTGATCCAAGAGATGTAGCGCCAGCTTCCAAACAATAGTTTATCTGTTAAGGCCCAATCTTGATTGCGAGTATAGAGTGACATGCCAAACTCGCTTCCCTTCCAGTAGGGATTTAGCGCGGATGTTGAACCTTGATTAGGTGCTGTCCTAGCTAAGAAGACAGTTCCAGGAACAGCCCAATTGAGCGGTGCGAGTTGTTTCCAACCATTGTCATAAGTCCACTGCTCGTTCACTCCGCCATAGCCGATAGGCTGACTTATAACATCTTTTCCACCCGATGCATTGTCCATTGTTGACAAAGCGTAGTTCCATGCGGCTTGTCCTTGTGCAGCAATTTTGTACCCACCATACCCATCACTTGTGACAAAGAGATTTTGGTCATTCAGGTTTGATGCTTTTTGATCAGCATAAGCGCGGCCATCTTCTCTGTTAAGAGTAAGCACAAAATCATCATATCCGTCTTTGTTAAAGTCCGCTTGAGCGACACCTCCGAATAATCCAGAGGTTCTGACCATATCCTGTCCAAAGACTGATTGTGTGCCGAGACGAAAAGTTCCGTCAGAGTTTTGAAGGAATGCAACAAAACCTGCTTTGACTGGATCAGTTACCACAACGCCGAATGTTGGCTGCAAGCAGTTCATCGTTACCACAATATCCTTCTTTCCATCCTTGTTCAGGTCTAGAAACAAGAAATTTCGGATGTTCGTGTCATCACCGCACAGTTGATTGAAATAAGGTCTCAAATCAGGAAGCGAAACCGGGGTAGCTTGCAGCAACGGCTGATCAACTGTAGTAGTGATTGGGGTTGGAGTTGGTGAAAGATTAGTAGTTGGTATCTGTACGACATTACTGCTAGAAGACGAAGAGCCTCCCCCGCAACCACTAAGTGAACTAGCAGCCAGTGCTGCGAAACAAATTGCCTTTTTCATAATCTTCTTATAGTAGAACGGGCAACCGAAGTCAACCGAAAACTTACCTAATTTGGATTGGGCGATGTTTGTTTCGGTTACTGAACATACAGACACCCTTTTCACGGGTAAGGTCAGCGGCATACTGCGGGCTATTGTCCCAAAGATCAAACAAGTCTTCTTGCGTGATGCCTTCTTCACAATCCATAGCGTAGACTTCATAGCTACGCTCTGGATTGAAACGGGCCCGCATGGTCATTGCACCGAGGATGTCATCCAGTGGATTCTTACCGGTAGGCTCTCCTTTCAGAATCTTCCACATGTCCAACTTATCTTGATCTTCATACTGCGTGATCGGCACGATAGATTCGATGCCATGGCAGTTCCACATAAAGAGATAGGCGTTAACAGTCATTACAGGTCCCAAGTACGGAGGTTGTCACGAGAGGCTTCCCATGCGCGGCGGGCAGCAGATTCGTACAGATATGGATCATCGTTGCTGTACGCAAACGAAGGGACAAACTCCTGTTCAAACCATTCTTCAAAGGTCATTGCTTATCTCCTTGCTACATATCTGTTATAGCAGGTTTGGGTAATAATGTCAAGAAAAAAGTGAGCCCGTTCTGTTGCCAGGTGGAACTCATACCCCGATGGATCATGCCGCTAGGGCGAGATCCTCATATGCATTGTTATCGTTTGCATTTACGTTTTTTGGCACTTTGCCAGTCAATCAGTCTCGGCTTTCCTATTATACGTCAATCGATACTGGTCGCCCCCATAAAAAAGAGAAATGGTGGAGGCGGGGAGAATCGCACTCCCGTCTTGCCCGTTTTTCAGTCTACGTCAACAACTAATTCTTTAATACCTTAATACTGATACCAGCAGTTTCTACCGGTAACGTAAGGATTGCCATAGTAGTCATACTTGATGACATCTTGACAAACATACTGCGGCTGCGGCGGAGGTGCCACTACCACTTGAGGAGGATTACGTTGTTCAGTATTACGACTACTGATAATACTACCGAGTATCAGTGCTCCGATACCAATAGCGACTGCGCCGCTTGTACTTACACCGCGATGTTCGTGACGTTCGTTACGTTCGTGGCCGACTTGACGACCGTAGTACGGACTATTACGATTACTATCTACGCCCCAACGATTATCACGGTGTTCTGCAAAAGCAGGGGTAGCGACCAATGACAACACAGCAACTGCTGCAATAAACTTCTTCATACGTATTCTCCTTAGAGTGTTACTAATATACTTATCTTTTAGAACAAAGTCAAGTGTTTTATGTACCCAAAACTAACTTTTCTGAGCCATATTTCTACATAAATATTATGATGAATAATATCAAGCTAGACAGCGGCCATATCATACTATGGTTCAACATGATCAGAGACTTACCCGAACCCGAACGTTCAAGAGGATTAGATGCGTTTTGGGATGGGCAAGTGCATAGTAAGATATGGCTGTCTGAGATGCTCAACGAGTACTATGATATTAAGATTCCAAGCAACATCTATATCTTCGGTGGATGGTTAGGCGTGTTAGCTAATATTCTTTTTCAGAATAGCAAGTTCTATGTTGATACGATTTACAACATCGATCTTGACCCTTGGTGCAAACCAAACAGCGAGAAGTTAAATCAAACTTACGTGAACATGCAACGGTACCAAGCAGACACTGCTGATATGAGAGAATATCAGTACACAGATAATGCGGACATAGTTATAAACACAAGCACCGAACATGTGACACAAGAAACATATGATCAGTGGTATGATAATATACCAACTGGTTCACTAGTAGTAATTCAAGGGAATGACTTTTTCTCTTGCGATGAACATGTAAGATGCAGCAACAGTTTAGATGAGTTCATGACGATGAATAGAGTCACTGACCCGATCTTTGCAGGTCAGTTACCAACTAGCATGTATAATAGATTTATGTGTATTTTTCGCAAGTACTAGTACTTATTTTCAAATCTAATTTCTAACCAATCCCAGTAATAGCTCTGTCGCAGTCTAGCTAGATCACCGTTGACTTCTTTATAGAACTCAATGCCATCTTCTGCACCCTTGATAGACCACTCACCGTAGTTGCCCTTACCAACACTAGTCCATACTCCGAGTCTAGTAGCGGCTACTTCATCACCAGCATCTGCATAGCGTTTTAGCTTCACTGCTTCTCTGAAAGCAGTTCTCCATGTGCTATACTTGTCCGTGTCACCTAATACTGTACCGGAGTTAAGCTCGACTGACATGTGTGGACTGTCTAGGGTAAAGTCTAAGCCAACTCCTTCGTTTCCGAGGACTAGATTCTTATTATACAACACCATCGATTGGTGTCCGTAGAACAAGTCATTGACAGGGTTTAGAGCATTAAAGATATAGTGTTTCGGCATCTGCATTCTGTCTGCTTGATAGTTCCAATCAAACTTCTTATTGATGAACAACTTTGCAGGAATACAGAAGAACCAAGGTGTTTCACTGCTATCAGCAGCAGCATGTAATGCTTCTGTTCTACCGTTGATACCATCAACTCTATGAAGTTTGTTAGGTAGACCGTTAGTAAATTTCACCAAGTGTTCATAGTTCTGATCAGCTACCGTTTCTCCGTTGCTTACGAATACAATGTCAAGTGGTGCACTTTTTGTGAGCTTGGGCATTCTCTTAATATA